AAATGGGAAATCAGATGTGTCCGAAACTTGGACAACAGTTTCTGTATAAAGTTCAGACTATTAGGGGTAAAACATGGCAGATACAACCACCACAAACCTAGGCTTAACTAAGCCAGAAGTTGGAGCATCCACAGATTCATGGGGTACAAAGATCAATACTGATCTAGACTCTATTGATGGGCTGTTTGATGTTGGTCCAGTTCTTAAAGTTGCCAAAGGTGGTAGTGGTGCAGCTACTTTAACTGGTATTCTAAAAGGGAATGGTACTTCTGCATTTACAGCGGCTACTTCTGGTACAGACTACATTGCTCCTAGTGGAGCATTAGGAACACCATCTAGTGGCACTTTAACTAATGCTACAGGACTTCCTCTGTCAACTGGTGTGACAGGAACACTTCCTATTGCCAATGGTGGTACAGGTCAAACTACTTTGGCAGCGGCTAATATTGCTGTTGTCAATGTTGCCAACACTTTTACTGGAACACAAACATTCTCAGGCACATCATCAGCCACAGCGATTATCCTAAACGATGCAGCAGAAGTAGCAACAGTATCAGCTACTGCGGCTACAGGCACAATTAACTACGACATTACCACTCAGTCTGTTTTGTATTACACAAGTAACGCAAGTGCTAACTGGACAGTTAACTTTAGAGGATCTTCAGGTACATCCTTAGACACGTTGATGAGTACAGGCCAATCAATGACTGTGGCTTTTTTGGTTACTCAAGGTGCAACGGCTTATTACAACAATGTGGTTCAAGTTGATGGATCAACTGTAACTCCAAAGTTTCAAGGCGGTACAGCGTATACAGCGGGTAATGCAAGTTCTATTGATGTATACAGTTATACAATCATTAAGACAGGTTCTGCTGCATTTACAGTTTTGGCATCACAAACTAAATTTGCTTAAAAGGTTTAAATATGTCATTACTCTCAACAAAAGGTGCGGCATCTGCTCAAGGGTTTGGGTTGTTTGCATCGGGAGAAGGACCTGATGGTACTAGAGGAATTTTTACACTATCATGCGATGGTGGAACACTTTCCGCTGAACGAAACAAATACACCTATGCAAGTTGCACATCAACCGCTTCATGTGTTGGAACAGCTAGTGTGGGTTGCGCTCAAGGTTCTGCGGCAGGGAACAATACAAGAGGAATTTTTGCTTTAGGACTTACTTGTTGTGGTGTTGTAAGCACTCGCAATAAATACACTTATGTTTCTTGCTCAAACACAGCTAGTGGTGTGGCTTCAGCTAGTGCTGTTTCTTCCAGAGGTGCGGCAACAGGTAACAATACAAGAGGAATTTTTGCTTTAGGAGTTGTTGGATCTTGTGCTTCAACTACCCGCAATAAATACACTTATTCATCATGCACATCAACTGCTTCAGGGGTAGCAACATCTAATGATTACTCAGCTTGGGGATCAGCCGTGGGTAATTCTACAAAAGGAATTTTTGCTTTAGGTTCTAACGATAGTAGCGCCCGTAGCACCACTCGCAACACTTACACCTATGCTACTTGTACTTCAACTGGCGGTTGCACAGGAACAGCTAGTGCTTGTTCTTATCAAGGTTCTGCGGCAGGAAATTCCACAAGAGGAATTTTTCATTTAGGAAACACTCCCTCTGGTAATTCAACTATTCGAAATAAATACACTTATGCTACTAACTGCTCAACCGCTTCAGGAGTTGGCTCTGCTAGTGCTAGTTCTGCTCAAGGAAATGCTGCTGGAAATTCAACAAGAGGAATTTTTTCTTTAGGAAGTACTGGTAGCAGATCAAATGTTCGCAATAAATACACTTATGCAAGTTGTACATCAACTGCTTCAGGGGTAGCAGTAGCTAGTGCGGCATCTCAACAAAATTCTGCCGCATCTTGGGCAACTTGTGTAAATACATAATATGCACTCATCACCACACCGAAATAATTCGGATTTTCAATTACGCTACTTTATGGCAAACAATTGCCATACGGCAGACGTTGCTTGGTGCTTAATGTATGAGCAAAAGTTAGACATACAAATAAAGTTAGAAAGCACAAAAGCAAAGCAGTTAAGACGAAAAGCTAAAGGCATTGAAATTGAAGAAAGTCTTAAATCTTTAGATGATCCTGTTAAGCAATTAAATGCACAGGCAGATTTAATTGAATGGAAAAGTGGTGAAGGGTTATTAGAAATAGCTATTCTTGGTGCAGAGCAAGAAATTGCAACTATAGAATCCATCATGGCAGAGTTAGAGCCACAAAGAAAGTATGCACATTTGCCACTTCTTGAGGCATCTCAAGCTGCACAGCGTGAAGAATGGTTGTTGGAATTTCAACATCGTACAGAAAACTTTTTACTCTCAAAAGGCACTATTCCTGAAGATCAGTTAAATGCCATGAGAAGCCATCCAGATTTTGAGAATAAACTTGTGCCATTTATTACAGATATTGTTGAAAAAATTGCAACAAATAAAGACAAAATGGCGTTATTAACAAACAATAAAATGCTTACCAATGGTTGATTTACTTTTTCCATGCTCTGTTTTAAGGTTTTCGCAACCAGAACATTTGGTAGATGCCAAAGATGTTTTGGCGCAATACATTGCCCGTGTAAAGCCGAATCAATGGAACGTGTGCCAAAGTGAGGCTATGTTTGATGACAGATTAGAAAACTTGTTTACCACAATTGCTACTACAAGTTTTGATATTCTGATAGACCAAGGTTATGACATGACCAATAAGCAAACAAGGGTTGCTGAGTTATGGGGTCAAGAGTTCATGCGATTTGGTCAGCATATTGAACACGTTCATAGTGGTGGAATGCAGATAACAGGTTTTTATTTTATTAATACGCCTACCAATGGAAGTGTTCCAATGGTGTTTGATCCAAGGGCAGGTAAAAAACAGATTTCAATGCGTCAGAAAAATCAAGAAGAAGTAACATTTGCATCAGAGCAAATAATGTTAGAAGTCAAGCCTGGCGACTTTATGTTTTTTAATTCTTGGTTGCCACATGGTTTTACAAGACATGAGTCTGATGAGCCATTTCAGTTTATTCATTTCAATGTTTGCGTTGAAGATGCACCTGTTTGCAACGTGGAAATAGTATGATTTGTGTTCGGTTTAATAAAAGCCGTGGACAAGTTGGGCGTGGGTCTATTGACCATGTTTGGCGTATATTTGATAATGACAAAGAATATGTTGTCAAGAATGTTCAAATAAATGTTCCATCTTGGGGTGCTAAGACGGGTGAAGATTGGAGTATCTGTTGTGAAGGTATTATCACAGTAGATAAAGAAACGTCAACGATTACGATTGGAGAAAAAATATGTTCGCAGAAGTAAAAAATGGTGCTGTAGTCACTTTCCCTTATGATTACGACACATTGGTTCAAAAGAACCCTTACACAAAGTTTGCTCAAACAGACTTGTTGTCAATGTATGCTGGAACGCAAGCTAATATAGATGGCAATGAACTGGTGCGTGTTACAGAACTTGAAACACCAACTTTTAATAGTCAAACACAAAAAGCTGTTCAAGATTCAGCTCCTTCTTTGGCTAATGATGTTTGGACATTAGGTTGGTCAGTTCAGACTTTAACTCAAGCAGAACAAGACACTAACAATGTTTCAAAGGCTAGTTCTGTACGTCAAAGCCGTGGTGAAAAATTGGCTGAATGCGATTGGACACAAGTAGCTGATGCTCCTGTAGACAAAGCAGTATGGGCTACATATCGTCAAGCTTTGCGTGATGTAACTGCACAATCAGGCTTTCCTTGGACTGTTACTTGGCCTAATAAACCATGACACAAGAAGTCACCCATGAACAAATCTACGAAAGACTGCTTGCAGTTGAAAGTAAGGTAGATAGCATAGACAAGAACACAAAAGGTCTTGTGGAGGCGTTTGATGCCTTGCAAGGGGCTTTTAAAGTGTTGGGTTGGGTTGCCTCTGCTGCCAAACCTATTCTGTGGGTGGCTGGTTCAATCATGGCGGCTGGTGCTATCTGGCAGACATGGCTTAAAAAGTAATGGCTAATGTAAAACAACAGTTAGATATACCTGGTGTACCCTCTTTAGGTACATCAGCAGATGTCTATTCTCAAAGTCTCCAGAATCAAAATAATGGTCTTTTGAGGTTGTTTTTTACAAAGTTGGTTAATGCAATACAGTCTGTTATTGGACCATTGGGTGGCAAATACTTGAATAATCCTCATGGGGCTTTTCAAGACTCTACAGACCAAGTTGCCGCTAATACCACAACGGCTTATGCCGTTACATTCAATACTACAGACTTTAGTAATGGTGTGACAATAGCTAGTGGGTCAAGAATTACTGTGGCTGATTATGGAATCTGGAATTTACAGTTTTCTATTCAGTTTACAAATACGACAAATGCTTCTCAAGATGTAGATGTATGGTTTCGGGTTAATGGTACAAATTCGGCTAATTCAAATAGCAGATTTGGTTTTGCACCAAGGAAAGGTGTTGGAGATCCTTACCATATTATTGCTGCAATGAATTATTTCTTGACTTTAAATGCCACAGATTATGTTGAAATCATGTGGAGGCCAACCGATATAGGAGTGACAATTGAGCAATATGCTGCAGGAACAACTCCCACAAGGCCAGCAGTTCCTTCAGCCATTGTTACAATGAGTTTTGTGTCTAACTTACCTAGGCAATAGAATAAAGATATGGCTTACATTCCACTACAAATTCCTCCAGGCGTATACAAGAATGGGACTGAATATCAGTCTAAAGGGCGTTGGAACGGCTCAAATTTGGTACGTTGGTACGAAAATACTATTCGCCCTGTAGGTGGATGGAGGAAGCGTTCTGCTAGTCAAATGACGGGTTTGGCTCGTGGTTTGATTAACTGGCGTGATAACTCCAATAACAGACGTATCGGAATTGGTACACATTCAAAGCTATATGCAATGAATGAAGCTGGTACTTTGTTTGACATTACACCTACAACATTTACTGTTGGTGATGCAGATGCAGTACTAAAGATTGGTTATGGTTATGGAACTTATGGAACAGCAGCCTATGGTGTTGCTAGACCAGATTTAGGCTCATATACCCCTGCTACCACTTGGAGCTTGGATA